GTGCTTTCGCTTGCTGTTCTTCGTAATAATCCATGCTCATCTGATAAGCAGACTCAGCGTCCGTAAACAATCCACTGTGTAAGAACGCAAGCTGTGGATGGATTTTCGGCTCGCCTAACATTGAAATGAGAACCTGTGACTTACTCTGAATCGCTTCGTAATTTCTACGAGTGAATTTCATGTCAATGTCTTTGAGTCTCAGCGTCAGCTTTCCGAACTCTCTGCAAATCTTAAGAACAAGCTTTAGCATTTTCTTTTCAGAACGCTTGAACACGTTCTCGCTGTCTTTTGCCCTAGCTTCTGCGTCCGACCAACCGTCTCTCAGCAGTACTGCCGATCCGGTGTCACTGGTAGAAGAACCACCGTTACGATTCGGCATTCCGCAAATCGTGAGAACTGCATTGTAAAAATCATCTTTCAGTGTCTGTGACTGAGTCTGATTAAGTTCTGTCGCTACTTCATCCACATCAGCGTTTGTACCGTCAGTGGACTTCACTTTGATTGCACCCATTTCTAAGAACTGCTGATAGGTATCCACATCGATATCGCAATTCACGAACTTGATGAAAGCCTGTACAAGCTGTTCCACACCGTCCAAACGGTTACTTCCAACATTGTTGATTGCGTCCAGCAGTGGTAAAACAATCTCGAACGAACCCAATCTTGCGTTATTCGCCGGATATTCGATGATAGGTATCATGCCTAAAATATGTGGTTTTTCATTGATTTTTATAAAATCATCGATGTAATAACACATCTTGTCGGTGTATACCGAGTAATGAGTAACACCTGTGTCAACGTTTCGCATGTACTTCACAGCCATGAGCGGTTTAGAGCCTACATCCTGTGAATACACAACATATGTATTTCTAGGATCCAGTGTGAAAAGCTCGAACGGTGCGTCATCCGGTTCTAAACCCAGTTCCGGTGAATCGTCCGGTAAAACCATTCGATACGATGTTCCGCAAATCATCTGCCATTCCACCAATTCTTGGTCTTGTGACGCTTTGTCTTCCGAAAACATGTATTCGTTCAGTGCGTTAATCTGATTTACGATGTTTTCGTCCCCACCTCTGCTAACATACTGAATCGGTTCTCCACACAGATAACCAACCTTGAACGACACAATCTCGTTCGCTCTGTTTTCAACGATTTTGTTACAGATTTCCGGTCGAACTGTTTTTTCACGATACCGAACAGGCTGATCGCCTTTGTAATAGCGATAGAGATAATCAATTTCACTGCGATTCAACTCATGCTCCAGCATGGTTTTCTGCAACACATCGATGACATTATCTCCTGTGATTTCCTTAACACCGCTTGTGATAATCCGTCTACCGTTCATGATTCTCGTTTCGCTTCTTGATTTTGATGAATCGATATTGTGAGCCACTTTCGACCTCCTTTCTGCAAAAATAAAAAGTGCGTTATCGCAAAAGATTAAATTCTCTTGCGATAACGCACTAAGCAAAGAATGATAAATAATCAAACAACCAGTATAGTTATTTTACAACTATTATTCTAATTTAACAATATTCACGTAACCTCAAATATACATTCAAAAGCACCAAATTTGCATTACCAAGGTCTTTGGAAAACTTCTACTTTAGCAGTCACAAGACTCTGAGCAAATTCAGCAAGCATAGCCATTCCGTCCGGTACATCATCGTGTTTGTTCTTTCCGGCTACGGTATATGAACAAAGCATATTCATCATCTTACCGTAATCAGAATTTTTCTTGTATTGAGATTCGTCTAAGAAAAGACAGTGTTCTTTCACCCACGCACTGTTCACAATGATTTTCGTTTCCTTGTTTGCCGTGGTGTATTTAGTGCTGATATTCGTTATACCGCCCTTTTCTTTCACCTCATTGTGGATTTTCTCAGCGATTCTGCCCCCGGCTGAATTGGATTCAAACCGGCACATCTTCACTTTGTTTCTGACAAGTATCTCGGTGAGTCTAGCGTCTACGATATTCGGGAGACCGTTATCACAAACACAATCCATAATATAATAATTATCTCCGTAGATGTAAGCAACTGGGAGAAAAGCATAATCCGACCCCCTGTCTTTGGTATCACAGACACCGATGATTCCGTCCGGATCCTCTGCCGGTAAATCAAAAAATCGTCTTAGTTCATCGTCTGCATACAGTAATCCCTCACGTTCAATCGGCTCGTTCATGTACAATGCTCGCCAGCTCACATCGTCCATGGTTTCCTGTTGCTCATGGTAGAACTCCGTAGTGAATCCAACTCCGTAATCATAATTGAAGTTCGATTCTCCCTCTTCGTTTATCGCCGGTAATACAATGAATTTCGCCCTGTCTCCGTCACCGTAATTCTCTTCCAGTCTCCCGATTACATCGTGTACAGACCACCTAGTGGCGATATGCAGCTCTTTACAATGGTCTCCGATTTTTCTCTGTCTTAAGTCCGTGGTATACGTTCCCCACAGCTTATCCAATCTCTCTTTCGAGAGTGCAACTTCCAATCCGGACACAAGGTCATCACAGTATAAGAGACTGGCCGCTCTGTAGAGTCCGGCATTACCTGTTCCGATGGAAGTAAATTCCAGTGTCTCGAACCTCTGCCGTTTATCTAAATCAATTCTGCAATCTTTCGCATTGGTTCCGGCGATAGGAACATGTGGAAACACGTCCGACCACAGATATTCCCCACCGTTACCATCGAAAATCCGCAAGCATTCATCATATACCCCTCTCACAAAGGAATTACTGTGACTGGCTGTCAACATCGGTTCGTTAGGATTTCTCCCGGCAAGCCACGTTAAGAAAAATATCGCCAGTGTGGTTTTCCCGGTTCCCGGTGGCATACTGATTGCCAACAAATCCAATTTATCCTCTGCCAGTTCCTGTAGAGCGTCCACCACCTGTTTCAGAACCTTTCTCCGAGGTGGATAAAACTTCTTCTCCGGCTCTCTGTCCCACTCCATGTACAGAAGATAGCTATCGAAATCATAGGGAGCCAATTCCAGCAGTACACGCTTGTGTAAATCAAAAAGCGTGTGGGCAACCGTAGAATCACCGGTGGTTGGGATTTTGGATTCGATGAAATGAGACAGTTTTCTTAGGTATTCGACCGCCAACACCAAATCTGTTTTCTCTGTTTCCAAGCACATGTGAAACAAGTCCTCACAAGCTTGGAGATTTCCCATATTTGCTTTGTATAATATTTTTTCAAGTAGTTCTTTCATAAAATTCTCCAATAAAAAGTGCATTGCTACAAGAATGGAGGTACTTGCAACAATGCACAAATCAAATGAATGAAAAAGAAGCGATGGTATAATAATATCATAGTTTGTGTAAATGTAAAGGTCTTTTTAAATTTTGGGGATATTTACCCATCTCAATGGGTGGTGTGGTACTGCGTGGTATCCCCCCCCGGGGGTATAACCGTACCCCACCCAATTCAACCGGGAAAACAAGAGAACCGCCCACGGATCCGGGACGGAACGAAGGCGGCAACGACTAACAATTATTTAATTTTACCGATTCTATACAGTAGCGGAAAACAAGACAAAATAAAAAGCCGGGATTATTTCCCGGCTTGCCATTATCTTAAGAACTTCCCACCCTTACAATTCAATCTCGCAAGATCCATGCAAATTTTAACGGGTGCATAAATTAGAAAAGCTACTATCATTAATACGGTTTCGACCGTGTCCCATGTGTTATATTTCTTCACTTACTTCACCTCCTTAACGCTTACTCGATCATATGCGATAACCTTTGTTTTAAACTTCTCATAGGTTTTCGGATCCGATGCCTTGAAAGCTGAATCATCAAATTTTTTGAATTCGATCGGATCAACCTTGAAGGTCAATTGATTATCAACCGTTCTGGAATTGCCGCGGCCGATGTTTGCCACGATAACGGCTCTCAACCGTTCTTTTTCCTTTTCTAATGCCTTAATTTGGGCGTCGATATCATTGTAACGTCTTCCGATTTCCAACAGTTCATTCACCTTGATACTCATGATTATATATCCTCCTTACTCAATTATCTAGTATAATCTAATTCCCATTTCATTGTGAAATAGCGTTCAATCTTGTTTGCTGCCTTGCTTCCTTCCGGTGCCATTTCCACCCGATAAAGTGATCTATCACAGCCGGTTGAATGTTCCATCAGTGCCACCACACCACCGGGAGTGTAGAACAACATTGAATCAAGCAGCACCCCTTCCCGGCATTCCGCCACCGCTTCATAGCCGCCCAAATCGTTAACGACCCGATCCGCATATAACGGATTAATAAACCCTTTAATCATTCTTGCACCCCCTTATACCACATAGAAATAAGAGTGCTTAATTTCCGGGGCGTAACGGTGAACCGCCACGCAATCCTTCCCCACGATCGCCACATTATTCAAGGCTTCCCGTTCTTCTTCTGTGATAACCCGGTCAAGTGTAACCCGGGTCGATACGCGGCCGTCATTCAATCCGACCGGCTTAATATCGATGATATCCTTCATTACTGTTTCAGGGATGTATCCGAATTTTACAGCCCTCTCGATTCTTTTATCAAACATCTTCTTTCACTCCCATTCATTACTGGACTATCACAACACCGCTAACGACATTGGAATTAATCCACAGAACTTTGTTCCGTCCGTTGTCCTCGATCGCCCGGGCGACTCTTTCCCATGTTTCCGTGTCGTCTTCATCGTCTTCATCGTCCTCGATCAAGTAGCCATAATCGTTGATAAGGTCATCGAGATCAAGCGTCGATCCGTTAGCGTCGGAGTACTCATCAAATTCAGAACCGAACCCGCAAGGCTCGAACTCGTATGGGGTATCAATGTAAATTTCATCAAGATAATTCATGATGGTATCAAGTCCGAAAACTGAAAAATCATCGTAACTAGTGCCTTCCAGCTGTTCTTTCAATTCGTACCCGCTGTTGATTTCCATAATAATCATTTTTTAACCCTCTCTTTCATTTTCCACGGTTTTCCGTAACTTTTCTATAGTATACCTCCGTTATTCTAGGTTTTCAATATGTTTTCTCGATTTTTCGAGATTTTTTTAATTAGAATTTTTTCAACATGAATATATCTAATTTGTTTAATTCGTTCAACTTCCCTTCTTTTATATATATCCGTAAGGGTAAAACTTTGAAATTTTGCACTTTGACAAAAAGCCGGAAAACCCTTGAAAACAATGGTTTTTTGTGGTAACGTAAATTTACGGAAAGGTAGAAATTCGCAAAAGTGCTATAACTTCTCTCAGGAAGGGGCTATACTATAAAAAGTTACTGCATTTTTCCGATTTTTTGCACTTTTACTATTATTGGAGTTTTTCATAATTAGAATCTCTATTTTGATTACTGTACAATTCACTAGAATTTTTCTATATATTTTAATTCTAGTAAATTTGTAATTGTAGTTAAATTGATTATTTTATATTGCGTAAAATTCTAATGTTTTTTATCATTCGAGACGATCCGGGAAATAAAAAACCTCCCTATCCGGGAGGTTAATAGAATTTTATTGAATTTTGAGTTAGAATTGGAATTTGATTAGTTTTAACTGAATTAGAGAGAATTTGAATTAGAATCTCTAATTCAGTTGAAATCTATGAAAATTCTAGGTCATAGTCGATAGTCGCTGCCCGGGATAGTCGCTGATAGTCGCTAGAGTTTTTCATAGTCGCAGAGGGATAGTCGCTGATAGTCGCAGAGGGATAGTCTCTGATAGTCGCTATTCGTTTGAAGTTTCCTCAATCTGATAGTCGCTGCCACTGTAGCGTTTTTTAATGTCATCAACGGAATAGTCTTCCGAACTCTTCACATTAGGTGTAACCTCATACTCTACTTTATCTCGATATCCATAGTTGTTTTTACCCAAAAATATTCCCGATACGGGATTTATTTTCCCATTTTGCATGTAAGTTTCCCAAAGATTTTCTAACAGATTGTAAGCATTTTTTATACGGGTGGTACTCTCGGAAGGCAAGTTGCTATAGTTTCCCTTACCACCAATAGGTTTATCATGAGTAATCCCATACAACACTCTTCTATCCATCCCAAGTGCCATAGCCAATCCCATAACAGTCGGTTTGGTATCATATGACATATACAAATTGAAATACTCAGCAATCCGGTTGTCCAGCTGATCGGTATCCCTCAGATTAATCTTTTCCATGTTATAAAGTGCCATGTTGATTTTGAGATACTTTGCTGTATCACCCTTGCTTGTATTCAGTGCGGCTTCTGCACCGATTACCGGGGAATTCTTACCGTTTCCGGACATTTTGGGGTACTTGGGTGGCTTTTTTCCCTTCTCCCATGGGTAAACAGTCTCCTTAACTTTTGAAACAGTCTCCTTATCTTTCTCAACAGTCTCCTTAACTTTTGACATAACAGTCTCCTTTCGTTTCCGTTTCTAGGCTATTTTAGCTCCGTCACGAGGTTTTAATCTCGCTTAGGTATAATTTATCGACTCGCTTCTAAAAATCGCTTAGAAGCCAAATAAAGAGCGTACAGCTATATCTACATTCAGCCACGGTTGTTGGGTAGTAAGTAATCGATTTTTTGGTTTCAGTAACTTTCGGTGTGGCTGTAGTATTTAAGCAGTACGCTCTTTATTGTCTATTCTCTTTCCGTTATCGTAACGGATACATCGTATCCAAGTGCGTTGGCAATGTCTGTGAGACACTGTAGCGAGAACTGTTCGCCGGTCTCGTACCTAGCAATGGACGATTGCCCATATCCTGTGACAGCGGATACGTCTCGCTGTGACTGGTTTCGGCTTACTCTCAGCATTTTGAGCACGCTCCCCGGGTCGTGGGTGTTAGAATCAAAGTTGATTGTCAGCACGGCTAATCCTCCATCTCTTTTTCCATAATCTCCATTGCTTCGAGAAGATCCCCCAGTGTCATGTCTTCCTTTGGGTCGAACGAGGAAAGAGCGAATTTCAGCTGATTCCACAGGTGCTCGTACTTGTCATCATAGTTCTTTGGTGTGTAGTTGTTAATGTTTACAATCATTGTTTACTCTCCTTCTACAGGCTGATTAAGCCATTCTTCTTTGCAGTTGTAACAGCGTTTTCTAGTCATCGTTGCGTTCTTATTGTAACAATGTGCTCTAGGATCGCCGACTGTGTACGGACACGCTATGTTGTAGAATACGGTCGCTTCATAGCTGGATCCACCATCATCGACAAAGCACTCTTCTATCAGCATTCTTGCAACATATTCTCTGTTTTGCATGTCTCATACCCCTTGATTCTTTTCAATTCACGGTTTGTCTTATATTCTACCATACTGTGAAAGGTAGCGTCATCGATAAAGAAATCTTTAATCTGTTCCACCATGACGTACACATCGGTAATCTCTTCCACCAAGGCGAGTTTAGCAATCTCGCCACCGTTTTTGTTGTAGTAGTGCAGCAACGCTGTACTAAGTTCCGACAGTTCCTCACAGGTTTTAAGAATCTGATTCGGTAATCCGTAGTAATCCCGGATTCTTTTTATGTTTTCTTTTTCGTTTTCGTTAAACATTATACCTCCTCTGCCAATTCGCAGTACTTCCAAAGCGAAATAATCCCATCTGTTGTTCTACTTGTCTGTCCATCACCCCATGTTTCAAATTTGTGAGTCTCTTTGGTGTCTCTAATGCGTTTGAAATGTCGCAGCGTCCAGTTTTCGTTTTTTGAATTACGTACTAGCACAGGTGTATCAACTGGAACATAATACCAGTTCACTTCATATTCTTCGTCAAGCCAAATTTGTAGTGCCACGGCACAATCGACACAAGACGTTTCCCCACAGAAACTTTCCTTGTCCCTTCCGAACATTTGGGATATATCGTGCTTTATAACGAATCCGCATATCCTACCGTCCGTCTTGATAACGTCCTTCAACTCGTTTTTTATACATTTCTATATTCTTCATATCCTTTCTCCCTCGAACTTCTGACACATTCCGATTCTCGTTCTCTATAAACCTTTTCCAGCTCATACAGCATTATTTCGACTTTCCTGTACCCCGCTAATATTCCGTAGAGCATTCTCCTGTAGTTCATATTCTTTTCTCCACGCAACTCTTCTTCGTATTTTCTGTACGAGCACTCTATTTCTGCTCTCACATCATCAATATCAACCAACATAAGCAATCCTCCCAATGAAAACAAGTACCAATGTTATCAACCCAAGACACGCAAAGCCGAATTCCAAAGCTTTAACAACCGTAGATAGAGCCGTTATGTTGAACAACTCTCCCGACTCGAATATTTCCTCGCCGTCCTTCATTATCTTTGACAGCACGCTCCACTTCACATCATCGAACCCTTCCATC